ATACAGGCAATGGACAGGGTGAGGGAAATAGAACATTGGAGTAGGATAAAAGCAGAATTAGATGACGGTTCGTTCAATACGGAAGATGTTAACGTGCACCAGTCAGAATCGCTGGAATTACAATTAAAAAATAGACGTAGTACCTTAACACAAGGTTCTTCCCAATCAGAAGTTTTAAATGTTCTTGGCCCTTTACAAACTATTGAAAGGATGAATGAGAATAATAATAATAAGGTTAAACAATTAAAAGACTAGTTGACTTTCTTCTATATATCAGTATAATAAAAGGTAGAGAAGTTAAAGAACAGGAGATATAAATGCCTAAAACTACTTTAAAGATAAAAACGGTTCGAGGAGAACCAGTAATAGAATTAAGACCTTTATCAGACCCTGCGGCATGGCATGGAGCACTTACATATGCTGAAATGCATGAGCAGATTGAAGATGAAGTATATGATTCATTAGCAGAATGGTTGTATGAGAACCCGACAGACAGAACAAAAGTTAAGAAATTAAAGAGATGGAATCCTGTATTGAAGGAAATAACCCATCTAAGAAATAGATATCTAAAGGATTTTATTGAAGATTCTGAATGGTATCAAAAACAAAGAGCGGAAGACCCTAATTGGGGAGTTTTTCTGGATTTAGATTATGATGCAATGCAAGCAATTTGTGACAAACATTCAGATGATGAATGTTGTAAGAAAATGTCAGATCATAAAGAGTTAGCAAAAATTACAGCGAAATTAGAGAAAATGGTTAAGCTTTTACAGGACAAGGAGTAAAAAATGGCAGATATAAATGTCGGTTTAGATTTAGAAAAAGTTACTACTGAAATAGAAAAACTTGTACAGAATTTACAAGAGCTAGATGGTCAAAGATCACAACTAGCTCAACAAATTCAGCAATTACAAGGTGTAGGTATGTATCTACGAGGAAAGCAACCAGAGGCAGAAATAGAGGATAAAGATAAACAAACTCCAGAACAGGAGGAATAATGCCAACTAGTGCCACAGATCAATATTTTAGTAAAGTATTTGCTTTTGATGGAAGTAGTACATATACTGATATAACATTAGAAATGCAGTCCCCCGCTGGAACTTCATCTACAGTTTTAGCGGATACTAACGATATTTTATATTTAGGTGATACTGATCGTTTTGATATGGCTCTTTTTGATGTAGATACTGCAGGTAGTTTAGGTGCTCTAATATGGGAATACTACAACGGTTCTACGTGGGTAGTATTTACTCCTTTATCAGCCACATATTATACCGATCCAGACGATAGTCCAGATACTCCTTATGATTTTTCTAAAGATGGGCCAGAACAATTTCCTGCTGGGCGAATGTCTGATTGGGCTACCGTTGCGGTAAACAGCGTTACAAACTATTGGGTAAGATGCACTTCGACAACTTCAGTAAGTACCGCCCCTTCACTTAGGAGCATCCGTAAACGTCCTTTAGCTTCATATTGTTCAACCCAAGATGTCTTTAATCTTTTGCAATTAAAAAATGTTACAACGACTGATGGAAGTGGTACGGATTTTACTGCCTCAACTATACCTACTAAAGCTACAGTAGAGCAATATATAGAATCAGCACAATCTTATATAGATTTTACAACTAGAAAATCTTGGAGACCTAATTTTATACATGAAGAATATCATCAATTTAATTTAGGTGGATTTCATTTAGATAAAAAAGATGGTTATAAAATAATGAGTTTAAAAATTTGGAGTGGAGCAAGTTGGGATGCTAAGGAGCAAGGAAGAAAGAAAGATTATTTCTTTGTACGGGATACTAACATGATTCAATTTTCTAGATTTTTCTTACTTCCAGCGAGATTTACGTCTTATAATGCTCCTGTATGGAGATGGGGTGGTGGAGAATTCACAATGCCTATAAAAATTTCCTATATGTACGGTAAAGATATAGCAACCGACCATAGAGAAGGTGGAATTGTATTTGATTTAGCTAGAAAACTTGCTGCTATAGATGTATTACGAGATTCAGATTTTGGTAATTTAGCAGTAAGTGGTATGGATAGAGTACAAATCCCCCAAAAAATTGAGGGATGGACACAAGAAATAGAAACACGTATAGATAGTTTACGTGCATTTGAGACCTTCTAATGGCAAACGAACCTTTACCAGCAGATGATCTGCTAACAGATTTAGATGGACAATGGAACACGAGTAATGTTGCTAAACCAAACCTTGTAGTAGTTACAGGGAATGGTGAGCCACTTAGGTTTGATTTAAATGCGGGTGATGCCTTAGTAGCTAGAAATACTTCTTTTACTGAAACACCTATAGGTAATTGGACATATGGTAATCGTATATATACGGTTACTTTAGAATTATGGACATTAAGAGAAAGACAAAGATTATTTAATATAATGCAGGAAATTAGACGGATTTGTCATGCAAGAATGCATAGTTTAACTAATTTCCAAAGAATTCAATTTATGAATTTTAATGAAATGACAAGTGATACAGTAAATGTTTGGATGGGGAGTACTCAAATAACCTTAGAGAATAGTGCGGTATTGTTGGAAACTTAATGATTTTGAGTATAATAGAAATAGAAGAATAAACTTCCAAGGAGATAAATAATGGCAGTATATCGTTCAGATCAAGCACAACTTACCTTTGCTACCGAAGCAGGTAAGGGGGGATACCCAGAGTTAGCGACTACAGTAACTGCCGACGGTTCAAAAGTAGGACGGTTAACAGCAGACACACCTGCGGGTACACGAACCTTAGCGGTTGATAATATGGTTAGTAATCCAGTAATTGCTGGAGATTATATACAAATTGGCCCCGGAGTAGGTGGAGATGGTGTAACTACCCATGAAACAGAGATACGTAGAGCAGAATATGTGGACGGAACTACGGCAATAACATTAGATGCTCCTACTGCTTTTTTCCATGCAGACAATACAGATCTTAAATCGGTTACTGCCGTAACTGACGCAGATGGGGATAAACTTATTTCATGGGTTCCCGGAGTATATGAAACGGTAGAAGTACCTGACCCTGAGATGGCGATTGAAGGTAGATATTTACTAGGGATAGGACAAAAAAGAAATTTCTTTAAGGCGTATAAAGGGCAACAAACATTTGCTGGTTCATTAGGAGGTATAGTATTACTTAATGGTTGGCCTCTTCGATATCCAGTTGGTAAAGTTGCATCTATCCCTGTTCTTACTGCTGATACTTCAGACATTCCAGTTGAAAGAACCTTTCTTTCAGCATCGGCTAAAAAAGGTGATATGTATATTACAGTAAATTCTGTTGTAGGTCTAGCCGCAGGTGATCTAATTACTCTTGATTATAGACCAGCTGCCAATGTTACAGATAATGATAGATGTGAAATACGACGTATTATAAGCGTTTCGGGAAGTAGCCCATATCCAATTAAATTAAATTATCCCCTTCACTTCGATCATCCTGCTGGTACAGATGAACAAATGGCACTTCTTAATGAAGCTTTAGATAATTCTGAAAGACCTATTGATGTTGATAATCTTAGAGATGGAACATCAGATGTGACAAATAAGACGACTTTTAATGTTGGAGATTTTATTAGCATTGATGGTGAAATTATGGAAGTTGATGGTTTAACTTCAGCAGGAGTCATAAATGTGGCAACTCGTGCTTCTATCCTTGGGGGGGATGCTGCGGAGGTTCATAGTGATGACGCTGTAATATATAGAAGAACTCCAATACATGAGTTTACTACGGATAGCAATACCTATTATCAACATAATATATGGGAAACTGTTGATTTAGATTCAATGGCATGGCATGTTCATATGCGAGATAGCGATGAAGCGGCTAATAAAGATTTTGACAGACGATATTATGGAGGTAAAGTAGGTTCCATGTCCATAGCTGCCGATGAAGGTGGATTACTTACAGCATCTTGGGACGGGGTTACTTTTTTTGATATGATACATAATCAAAAGATAAATTTTGATACTGTTGATACAAGTGAGGGTTATCATACTACGCAAGCATTACCGGGATATGAATTAATGCAATCAATAACTTCTGATAATATTGGTGTACCCTTTGGTGCAAGTGCTACGGCTGCTGGAGGATTTCCAACTTCCGATCCTTATTATTTCTCTCAAGGGTCATTAAAAATGTTTGGTGTAGAGTTTGCACGGGTTAGAAGTTTTAATATTTCAATTTCTAATGGTGAAGAACCTAGATATTACATTGGTGGACAAGGTAAGGGAACTCGTAGACATCGTGGGCCAACAGAAATTAGAGAACAACAAAGAGAATACTCAATGTCTGTTTCTTTGGCTCTCCCAGATTCTGTAATAGGAGATGGGGTTCCAAGTGGAACTATCGATAAAGCCCGAAGAATATTTACAGAATTGTTACTGGAAGGTGATTATGGAACGTTAGGTGCTACGGCATCCATGCAGGGATTTAATATAGAATTGACTTTTACTAGAGGTACAAATGATTCCATACAGATTTTAATTCCTAAGTCTTATACCTCTGGTGATGAATCTTCAGGTACTGGTGCTAATGATGACGAACATGGTGCTTTCATTAGATCAGCCTCCCATTCAATTACGGGAGATAATCCACTTCAAGTGGATGCAGATATTTTATTTAGAAGTATAAAAATAGTTATTAAAGATGCAGAACCATTTTATCCATAGGAGGATAGTATGACAACAGAAACCAGTAAAGAAAAGATTTTTGACGTTAGTAAATATCAAATAGATAATGCAATCGAAGAAAAAACTTTAAAAATAGATGAAACTAGCGAAGAATTTAAGGTAAAAATTAGACCTCTTTCTTGGGCACGGCGAAATCAAATAATGTCTCAAAGTATTACATGGAAATCTGGTGGACAAACTGGATTTGATGGCGATATTTTTGTTAGATCATGTTTACGAGAAATGATTGTTGAAGCTCCTTGGGGAAGAACAACAGAAACCTTTTTACTTTCTATAGATACTAGATTAGGAGCTGCTTTAGAAAAACTTGTACCTAATGTAGGAGATTCATCGGAGGAATCCGCTGATGAAATAAAAAAAGCTGTTTAGAATTTTTAAGGGGGGTAAGATCAAAAACCAATAAACATTTATTTGATTTTGAATATTGGTTAATAGTATTACAATTATTAGGCAAAGGAATACCATGGGAGGTAATTCATAGTATGACTTCTCAAAATATATACACAGTTATAGGTATTTTAAATGCTATACAAACAAAACAACAACAGGATCAAGACGTTATGGAAAAACGAATGAACTTTAATAGGAGTATTTAAGTAATGGCTACAGAAACGGTACTTGTAAAAATTCAAAAAGCAGGAGATGCAATGGGAGCGGGTCAAGATGACTCAACTGCTTCTGGAACTAAAGAACGATCTTTCTGGAAGAAAATGACCGGATCGGTTAATAAGGGACTAAGAGTGGCTGGAGTTAGCCTTACATTGGCTTCTATGTTAAAACAGTCACAGGTTTTTACAAGCGTTATGGGTTCAGTATTTCAAATTTTAGGAGCTATGATAGATGTATTTCTTGCTCCTCTTATAGTCCCCTTGTTTATTCCTTTAATTAGATGGTTAGCCCGAAGATTACCGGATGCACGGGCACTTGGGCTAAAATTTGCTGACTGGGTTTTAGAAATAAAAGATAAGTTGGATGCACCTCTGAGTCAGCTAGTAGAGACTATAAGTACCACATGGGACGCTTTCAGTACCACATGGAACTTTTTGAGTACTACTGGCAAAGTGACAAATATAATTGTGGATGGAATAAATCAAGGGATTAAGAAGGTAGCACAATGGGTGTATAATAATACATTAGCTCGTGTACCGGGGGGAATGTTTCCGAAATGGGAAGATACAGAGGATAAAGCTCTATCTCGACAAGCAGAAATAGACAAGGTAATGGACTCTTATGACAAGAGGGGATTTGTAGGGAACTTTAAAAAATTAGCAGCTATGATAGATAGTAAACCCGATCCAACTATAAAATCACTAAGAGAGACGCAAAGTGGAGACTTTAAATATTATGGTTTACCGGGTGGAGGTCACGATAAACCAAGTAACAGGGCACAGATAGAAGAAGGTATGAGAAATGCTATACTGGGCATTGCTAATTGGCTTCCATTTGGTGACGTACATTATGCAGGTGGTGGAGGAAATAATGCAGACCTTGGAGAAGAAATGGCTGGATCAAGACAAAAAAGCAGAGAAGTTCATGCCGATTTCGCAAGTGATGCATGGATAAATAGGGGCCATTGGTAATGCTTAGGAGTAATAAATGGCATATGTAGCAGCTACAAACGCAACAGAAAATTTATCTGTTTTAATAAGAAACGGTACACATACAGATGCAAACCTACGTTTTGCTTTAAAAGCGGATAATTTTAATATATCTTATAATAAAACTCCTATTCAGGTTCCTGTTCCTGCGGAAACTCCACTTCTTATTGATTTAGGAGTTTTCAGACCTACTATTGGGGTTGCTGGAGTTGTAGATACAGTTCAACCAACTCCTGCATCAGTAACGATAGCTGGTCAGACTTACTATATACCATTTAAGAATTGGTTAGAAAATGCTGTATATGAATGGATTGCTTCAGAAGCAACTACGGGGCAACTAGAAGTAGAAGTAGGAGATACAACTTACCCAGATGCTGGTGATAGAGCCTATGATGATAATGAGGGATCATTAAAAATTGCGGAAGCAGAGCACTGGACTGGTGGTGGTGTATATAGAGTAGCTCTTCAAAATGCTAGATTTCAATTAAGTCCTGCTCGTGAAGATCGATATGATTTTTCCTTACAATTTGTCGCTGGAGCAAGACAAGATTGGGTAGCTCGTGGAGATATGGATGATTAATAATTACTAATGGCTTCTTCTAAATCAGAATTATTATATTGGGACGGGTCGAATTGGATGAATGCCCGTTATAGATATTGGAATACTACTCCCAATCCTGATGTATGGGCAGATGCTGTTGATACATCATCAGCAGGTAATTATGATGTTAATCCTGTAACTCATGTAAGTATGGAACATGTTATAGGTAATCCGAGAAAAGCGAAAGTGATTATTGTTAATCATCCCAGACATATAGATTCTACTTTAGCTAATGAAAAAATAGGAAGATTTACTGGAGTATTTACAGATTTTCAAGATGTACGTATTAGAGATAGAGATACAGGAATAATTTTATTAGCTGGAAAAATATATAATTTAAAAGAAAGTTTTGATTTTGTTTTTGGTAATTCTATTGAATTAATAATTAGAGATAATTTGGAAGAATTACGTAATTATAGTATAGCTCATTGGGGAAATAAAGCTATAACAGGAGGTTCCACATTACGTAGTACTATAGTTACAGGACTTATTAACGATAATAGATATTTAAATAGTAATGCTATTGCAGTTACAGATGCTACTAAAATAACAGCTTCCACAGTAGCTTATGCTCATAATGATACTTTAAAGTTTAAGGGTAGAAATAAATCTGTTTTATCTGAAATATATACTATATCACAACAAGAACCTCATCAAACCTCTGATCAACCCACTTCTTTTGGTTATGATTATTATGTTGATCCTGCTATTGCTTCACCTCTAGCAAATGTCGCTCCCCCTGCTCAGGCTTGGAATTATTTTAAACGTTCAACTCGTCCTGCATCAGCGGCAACTGCCGCAGAGATAGAAAGATACGGAATGACTATTAAATTTCCGGTAGGGTCTTCTTTTGCCGAAACTGGATTAATTAAATTTATGCATAATGATTTTGGTTTTAGTGAACCAAAAGATGAATTATATAATGAAGTTGTATTAACACATTTTGCGGGAGGTTCCACAGTATCTGGAGCAGGAGCTATAGATACTACTAAAGCGGGGAAACAGATTACGGCTAAAACTATACGATTTGAACGTATAAATTTTACTGGAATGGATCCTACGGGAACATGTACTATAAATAATCCAGATGGAAGTGGTACAGTTTCGTTGGCTTTTGATCAAGCTGAAATAGTTGCTTTTACTGCCACTGACGGAAGTCCCAGTAGTCAAAATTTTGCTCGTATACAATATCAGTCTACAGTAGCAAACGAAGCAGGATTTATGATTGTAAGTCCTTTGGATGGGGAAACTTTTGATGATACTCTATTTCCTGATGAAGCAGGAACAATTACAGGAAGAGGAAAAACTGGGAATGGTAGTGGAGCATCTTCCGTAGTTTTTGAAGTAGATGCTACATGTAGAGTATCCAAATCCATGGGTATAAAAAAATCTCGAATGGTTAGAAATAGTACACAATTTGATACTAAAGAATTACGTAAAGAAGTTGCTTCTTACCTTACGGAAAATACTACCCCTATTCAACGAGGAAATTTTAGAATACATGGACATCCGTATACTTATATAGATGCTCCCGCTGCTAATATTGCTTCTGTATCAGGTAGTGCTGTAGTTACATTCCAAACTTCCGGTACAGCTACATTTAAGGATAATGCTGGAACATATACCAATGATTGTCGTAAGTTCGGAGTTTTTCCGGGTGATGTTATTGCAGAAATGGATTCAACGGATACTAATAAGGTTACACAATATGCTTATATTACAACAACTGCAGCATCGTCAGTTACTTATTCAGGAGGAACTGCTACAGCTACTTATACCCCTTCGACTGGAACTTCGTCGGGTGGAGCTTTAGATGCTACGAAACCTATGCGTATTTACATTCCTCTTCGTGCAGGTCACATGATACATGTGGAAAATACTTTAGTTAATCAAGAGGGAAGACATCTCGTAACAGAATTAAATTATGATGAAGCATCAGGAACTAGTACCACTTACTTAGAAACTATAGGGGAAAATTCCGCAAGGGGAGGTAAACGCTATGATTTTAATAGTAAAATAGGTCATGATCTAGATGAGGCTAATGAAGGAGTAGAAACCGCAAATTTGTTTGATAAAGACCATTGGAGTATTTCTTGTGTTTTTTCTAGTACTGATCATAATACTGTAGCGTGGGCTGATACGCCATCTGGTAAGGGAACTTTAAGTAGTAGAGATACCGTATATGAAATAGATGCTGGAAATACTGGGGATATGAATGCGGGAGCTTCGTATATAATTTATTTTGATCCAGCTACAAGTACAACTGTCTTACAAAGTACTCCAGCTTCCTCTTATGTAAAAAATTCTGATTTTCTAGAAATTGGTGAGGCTAGAAGTCAGACTGCTCCAATAAACGCAGTTTTTACTCCAGCAAGTGGAATGAGCTTTTTAGGAAATCAACCGGGACTACTGTATCCCATATTTGACAAAGGACTACATGTAATTGGTAATGCTTCTGATGCTTCCACGGCATTAAATTTTCAACATACAGATGGTACGACTTATGGGATGATAAAAGCGACAAATTGGGGAACCGACCCAGACCTCTCTATCGCAACATATTATTATAGTGGAGGTTCTTATGTTCAATCTTTTGCGGTAGGTAATAATATTGGAGCATCAGAAGCGGCAAAAGCTCTTGTTTTAGGAAATCTTGAAGTAAAAGATGCAGCACAGGTTCCCAAAATATATTTTACAGGAGCATCTGGAGGGTCTGATACAGTAGAAGGTTATATTACAATGACCAGCGGGATTACTTCAATTATTAGTAATGTTGGAGCACTTAGTAATCAGTTCAAAAGCTTTTTAAGACTAACGACCCCCATTGCTTCAGGAAGCGTTCCTACAAGTGCTTATGGTATAATGAGATATACCACTGATGGAGCGGGTTCGGGGGCTGATACTTTAGCTTTCTTATCTGGACAGACTGTTGATGAGCCAGAAGCTGCTGTAGGACAATCTTCATTTTGGACTATGTTAAGTGAAAGTGATGGGGGTACTGGTAGTAGACTACATTTTGAACCTATAGTTGATTATGCAACATCAGCGGGTAACGATAACTTTGCATATATCGGTTATAATAACCCATTAGTAAGTATTAATTCTTATTATTTTGCTGGTGTAGGAAGTCTAGCAAACCCCCCATATCATTTTCAGGGTGATAATAATACGGGTATGTATAGAGTCAATGCTGATCACATAGGTTTTGCTTGTAATGGAACAGACGGCTTTCAGGTGAAATATAATTCTGCCGCTACAGATAATATGGACTTATATATAACTCCTAATTCCTCTGCAAGTACAAGCGGCAAAGAATATTTAATGAGAAGTACTAGTACAGGTATAATATATAGATATACATCATCTATACGATATAAAGAAAATGTAACTACTCTTACGTTAGATTCAAATAAAATTTATGATTTACGTCCAGTTTCTTATACTGAGAAAGGTACTAAACTTAAGGGTATGGGATTAATAGCGGAAGAAGTAGAAGAAGTTTCACCAGAATTAGTTGTGTATGATAAAGAAGGTAGGACAGATTCGGTTCAATATCAAGATATAAGTATATTAATGTTAGCCGAACTTCAAAAATTAAAACAAGAAATAGAACAACTTAAGGAGAAAAACTAATGCCTGATGTAACAGTATCATTTACAGATGCACAATGGACTAGAATTGTTGCGGCATCTTCATCCATAAAGAAACTAGATGATCCCGGAGATGTAGATGCAGCTTATTTGGCTACTCTTTGGAAAGCTCAAGTAAGTGATTGGGTAAAATATCACGAAAAACAGCAAGCATCCGTAGATGACTTCTAAACGTGAACAAATTATTCAATTACGTACAGAAAATCCTATAATACGCCTAACACAAATTGCGGATGAAGTAGGTGTATATAAATCATATGTTCATAAAGTTTTAAAGGAAGCCGAATTACCTACTAAAAGTATACTCATAGCCAGAAAGAATTTACCTAGACGCATAGATTGTCGGGCTTGTGGAGAAGATATCCCTAAATCTGCCACCCGTGCTGAGCGAATACATCATATTCATGATGCTTGTCGATATAAATATCATTATATTCTAGTTAATTGTAAGTTTTGTAGGAAATCTTTTAAACGTCGAAGATGGCAATTAGAAAATTCTCCTAGTAAATATATTTATTGTAGTAAAAAATGTGTTTATAAAGCATGGAAAGATGAAAGTACTTACGATCTTCGATTAAAGGAACAACTCAAACGACGAGAGATTGACCCACCAGACCTTATATGATATAATTGAAATTATGATCGAAAAAACTAAAAATAAAATTCCAGTTCTTGATGTACGGGGGGAAATTTGTCCCTACCCAATGCTGAAAACAAATGAAGAACTTGATGATAATCTTCCCGGAGTTGAAATATTAGATGTTTTAACTGATCATTCTCCAGCCTTGTCAACAATACCTTCTCAAGCACTGAAAAGGGGTTATGAAATAGATATAGAGGAAATAGGTAACAGTCAATGGAAAATTCGACTCACAAAAAAATAAAAATTGATAATGATTTAATATTACAATGGGAACCTAAAATAAATAGAATGTTACAAACGACATCAATTAGGGGAATGGATAGAGAAGATATAGCACAGGAGTTACGAATAGCCATATTAAAAGCTGCAAAAGGATTTGATCCCAATAGGAAAGTATCTTTTCATACATATTTACATACTACAATGATTAATACGATAAGAACTTTAATTACAAAAGCTCAACGTCGTCCACAACCACAAAGTTTAGATGCTTTATTAGGTTATCAAGAGCAAGAAAGTACTCCATGGAGAAATTCAGGAAAAGCTTCTAAAGCATTATATGAGGTATTGTCTACAAAGTTGGATATGGATTCAAATTTAATGATAACTTCTGTTTTCGATGAACTAGCTTTATCTCCTGTAGAAGAAAATTTCCTAAAATTACGCATGGAAAATTTGACAATGGATGAAATTTCTGCTACATTAAAAGAATCTGCCTATAAAATTCGGAATAGAATAAAACAAAAATTTGGTGGACAAGCAGAACAAAGAGTTTTACTATGGTTAAACGGAACGGAAAACCTTTAAAAGAATATAATCCATATGAAGTAAGAGAAGCATTTAAATGGATTTATTCAAAGAAACATAAGAAGCCGTATTCAAATAAATATTTTGCAAAAAGTAAACTATCTGAAAAAATTGAACTTAATTCTGATCTTCAATTAATAAAACAAGCTATTAATAAATACAGTTTATTTAAAGTATTATCAGGACTTTATAACGGTGTAAATAATAATTCTGATAATATTACGCTTAAATATATTATTAAAGGTTTTGATGCTAATTATTACTTGACAAAACATAATGCAGAGATGTATTATAAAGTTATGGTTTATGGTAATGATAAAATTAAAGCGGTTTGGAGAAAATATATATTATTAAATTCTAAATGGCTTCCTACCGCATCATCCGAACAAAAAAGAAAAGAACTTAAAGCTAAGTTAATGGAGTGGGCACATGCCAAGACAAATTAGAAATCGAAAAGGGGGATTTATAAAAACCAATCCTCAACGAAAACAACTAAAATCAACTGATCTTATGAGTCGTGAAGCTCCAGAAGGTTTATTTAGAGTAATTTCTATACGTGACCAAGAAGTTTGGATAGAAGGAACTTTCCCTGATTTTTCTGAAGCAAAGAAAGTCGCTAATGATAAAGCAAAAGATGGCGTATCATGTTATGTTCATGGTAATAGCCCAAGAGTAATGTATATAGCGAGGTAAGTATGCAAAGTTTTGAATATATTGAATCAGGGGTTTTGTTTAATCTAACAGACCCAGCTAATTTTAAAAATTTTAGATATATCGCAAAAGATTTTGCCAAACACGGTGAAGTATTATCTTTTATTGTTAGTTATGTGGATCAATATAAAGAAACTCCGTCGCCAGCTACATTAGCTGAGAATTATCCTACGTTAGATGTTTCAGCACAAACTCTAAATTATGATTATGCCGTAACTCAATTTAAAAATCAGGTAATTTATCGAAAGATTGTAGGATCAATTCAGTCGCAAAAAGAAATATTAAAAGAAAATCCTACAAAAGCTTTATCATCTATCATATCTAATTTGGGAGATGTTGAAGTAGAGACCGATGAAGATGTATCAATATACAATGATGGTACATCTGAACGATTTGATGAATGGAAAGCACGTACAGAAAAACGTAAGATGGGAGAAGGACTAATGGGAATTCCCACCCCTTTCAAATCTTTCAATAGTACAGGAGTAGGGTGGCTACCCGGAGAATTAATTGCCATGTTTGCTAGACCAACAGTAGGAAAGACATGGATGTGTGTAGAAGCGGCGGCTACGGCAGTTATGAATGGGTATAAAACCTTATTAATATCTACGGAAATGCCTACCGCCGCAATAAGTCTTAGAGCAGATGTAGTATTAGCTAATAAAATGGGCTATAAATTCTCTCATAGTGCTTTACGAAGTGGTGATCCCATAGATGAAGATGGATATAAAAAATTTCTACGTGAACTTAATGGTAGGTCTTTATTAGTATGTGACCATATTGAAGGAGAACCTACAATTTCTATCAATAGTATTGCACGATTGATGAGAAAACACTCACCAGATTTTGTGGTTTTAGATGGAATCTATTTAATTTCCTCTGGAGATGGGAAAAAAGCGATGTGGGAACAATCCCACGCTTTATTTTATGGGATGAAAAATCTTTGTCTTGCAACAAATACTGCGATTTGGGTATCAACACAAGCAACTAGGGAAGCGGCTAATATGTTTGAACCTCCTAGAGCTGATCAAGTAGCATTTGGAGATGCCCTAATAAGAGCCGCAGATGTAGCTATGGCAATGTGTCTCATAGAAGATAATACGGATAAAAGACTTATTCAAATGCAGAAGTATAGAGATGGGGTATTACCATCTGAAGAATATTACTTGCATTGGGACGTAGATTATGGTATAATTTATGAAGATGATGAATTTTCAATCGTTGATGATGACGATTTAGAAGAAGGAAATTTTTAGTAAGGAGTAGAGTAATGGGATTCTTGGATTTGTTTAGAGCTAATGAAGATACTATTGTTGTAAAACAAGGTACTTCAAAAGGGCCTAATAAACCTAAAGTTGATATTACAGTTGGCGACATTAAACGTGGCAAGGTAGTTGACCGAAATGGTTACACAAGCGACATAGTGTTGTTCCTACGTAAGTCTAAAGGATAAAAGTGGTCAACTGGTCTAATTTATTATTAGATGCTGGAATAGATGTTCCTTTAGAACACGATCAATTTAATATTTCTTGTCCATTTCACGTAGATCAGCTTCCCTCATGTTCCATTAATGTGACACTTGGGAAGTGGATATGTTTTGCGGGATGTGGACAAGGTTCTTTAATAACATTTTTATCTAAAGTAACAGGACAATCTATTACCAGTATACAGCAAAATGTTGCAAACAATGCTGTTGAATTTGACTTCGATTTCTTTGAAGATGAATTCCCATTAACAGAGAAATTAGAAGAAGTTGAATACCCTAGTAAACGAGGAGTTGTACCCGAATGGATTTTTGATCGAGGCTTTTCTCGTAAGACATTAAAAGCTTGGGATTGTGGAATGAATGAATATGGAGATTTGATTATCCCTGTATATGACGCAGATTCACGTTTAGTTGGATGGATGGAACGTAGGATAAATGCTACACCAAAGTATCTTTATTCAAAAGGACTAAAGAAATCACATATTTTATTCGGAGAGCCTAAAATAAAATCGGTACAAACTATTTGTATTACAGAGGGAGCATTAGATACTATGTGGTTAACTCAACATGGTTATACAAGTGTTGCTTTACTTGGAGCATCATTTTCATATGAACAACAAGACAGACTCAAGGCACTTAAGCCAGAAGAAATAGTTTTATGTTTAGATAATGATTCGGCAGGAAAAAGAGCAATGAACCGCATAAACACTTGCATGAAAGACACATGTATGATATCATGGATAGAGTTACCTGAAAAGGTAAAAGACGTACAAGAGATACGTCAACAAGCATTACTTAAACAAGTAATTGAAAATAGAGCTTTTTGGTAAAAGCTGAAGGAGTAAAATATGGGTGGTATTTCCGCTATACAAAACAGGGTTGATGAGCGAACTAGTCCGCAATCAGATCAATCCTCTGGTCAAGAAATCTTTTTTAAAGATGGTGATCAGGCATTTCTAACCCCAGTTGCGTCGGGGAATGAAAATGACCTCTTATTAGATGAGGTTTATCTATACACTTATCGGTCAGGTAATCGATGGATTAACTTACTGAAGGCTGATGATGTGGATGCTTCGGATGTTCCAGATAATGTCCGTGCTTCTCATAAGTTTGCATTTTGGGCTTATGTCCATGATATTATGCATACAGAGAAGAGATTTGATGATTGGGATGAGATAGAAGGGCCTCAAGGGAAGAAGATGTTTGTACAACATATTAATGATTTTAGAGTAATCCCATTAGGATTTGGTCGTAGTAACTACGTTTGGAATCAACTTGTAGATATCTACAACGATTGGGGGTCATTAAATAAAGGAGTAATACGTGTAAAGCGTACAGGTACAGGTATGTACGATACTTCATACACCCTTACAGCAACTGCTCGAAAGACAGAAGTTCCAGCAGATAAATTAGAGGCAGTTTCTGATCTTGTAGAAATTAAAGCTTACTACAAAGATCGTTATGGTCAAGTTGTAGAACCTACACAATCAAGTGAAGGGGTATCTCTAGCTACAGGAGACTTCACCGAAGACTTATTCAAGTAATTATTGTCTAAGTATTCTCTATGGGGGGTAAATCCCCCATAGAAGTTTACAGAATTATGTTAGTAACACCAGATACATATGATGAGGCTCTTGAGTATATTCAAGAGTATCCTGCATGGACAGTTGATGTAGAAACTAATGGTTTTAACTGGTATGATACAAATCAAATTTGTGGTATTGGGGTAGGAGTTGGATGGGAACCTAAAACTTTCTATTTTCCCTTTAGGCATTTTCCTTCGGAAGATTCTACGAATTTACACCCACCTCAATTGTTTCGCTTATTAGAAGCGATGAACAAATGTGAGATTCTAATTGGATATAATATAAAATTTGATTTACATTTCTTAGAAAATGAGGGACTTAGAGTAGACGATAAAAAACTTATTGATGTTATAGTCCTAGTACGGCTTACAGAGCCCTCTGACGTAAGAGAATTTTCCTTAACAGCCACAATTAAGCGTAATTATGGGGAAGAAGCGGCTGAATATGACATCTCAACTAAGAAATTATTACGTAAGAATAAATGGCATAATGATTTTTCCCAAGCTCCTGCAACTATTTTAGGGCCTTATTGTGAAAAAGATGTTGAATACACGGTCAAATTACATAAAGATAGTCTTAGAAAATTATCTAGAACAAAACAAAAGAAAGTTTTTGAATTAGAACAAGAACTAACTCATGTATTATATGACATGGAAAAAAGAGGATTACCTGTAGATAATAATTATGCAAGAGAAGCAGCAGGTAAAATTTTACAACGACAAGAACAGATAAAAGATCGTATTTTTAAGACCGTAGGATACGAATTTTTAATTACAAGTCCTATGCAAGTTGGAGAAGCTTTGAAATCCTTAGGTATTGAATCGACTGTTAAGACAGTTAAAGGTAATGATTCATGGGGAGAAGAAGCATTAGCCCAAATTAATCATCCAGTTGCAGGATATATGAGACAATATCGAACTTTAGATAAATTACGAACTACATATCTTGAACCTTATTTCGATATGGATAATGTTCATACTACATTTTGTAATTGGGGAACTTTAACAGGTAGACTTTCTTCCAGAACCCCTAATTTACAAAATTTGCCTCGAACACATTTTAAGTTATCTGACGATCCTCTTACAGCCGAAGATAGGGATATAGTACGTGGGCGTATTTCAGCGGCGGTATCGGCTAAAGGAGGCTCGTTTAATGACGCATTATCTGATGATGTTATCGATACTTGGGGTTTTATTGGAGATGAATCTTATAATGAACAAGAAGAAACACAGATATCTATACGTAGATTATTTATACCTCGCCCCGATCACACTTTAGTTAGTTTTGATTATTCTCAGATGGAGGTACGGGTCTTTTTAGATTATTTTCGTAATAAGGAAATAGATAAATTATTGAAAAAGGAAAATGTAGACTTTCATGGGGAAGCGGCAACTCTGGCTTTCGGAGTAAAAGAAGGAGATTCAGAATATAAGTATTACAGACAAATGGCAAAAGCAATTACATTTGGAACTATATATGGAATTGGAGCAAGAAAGTTAGGTATCCAACTAGGTGTCTCTATGCAACAGGCTTCTGAATATAAGAAACGATATTTTAAAGGTTTGAAAGGCTCACGAGAATTCTTTGAGAAGGTTGTACGAATTGTAAGTAGTCGAGGGTGGATTAAGAATAGATTTGGGCGATTATATATTGTACCGAAAGATTTAGCTTATAAAGGTGTAAATTATCTTGTTCAAGGTACAAGTGCTGATATATTGAGTGAACGAATGATTGAAGTACATAAATACCTACAGGATAAGAAAAGTGAAATTTTAGTACAGGTACATGATGAAATTATTTGTGAGATACATAATACAGAACTAAATGACGTAACACCTAATATTCAAACGTTATTACAGGAGAATTCTTTAGGTATTCCATTAGAAGTAGATGTTGAGATATGTTCTCCCTCTTGGGCGACAAAGAAAGATTTTACACCAGTATCTAATGACCTACCACACATAGAAGAAGAGGAAGATATCATAGAGTGGGCAATAGATTGGTCTTAAAAGCACATCAACGATTTAGTGATTATGATAAAGAACATAGTTGGCAATATGAAATTCGACTTCAGAATAAAGCAGAGGATTTACAACTAGCTAATTTATCCGAAGAATATGTTAATTCGTTATCTATTGAAGATTTTGAATTTGATTATATTCCTAAACATGATAAAGAGGGTTGTCGTGAGGTAAGAGAATTTATTGAACGTCATGAATGGCTTGGTAAGATGCCTGTATGGGTAACAGATAGGTTTGTGGCTCGATTGAAAGATTCAAATCTTTTAGCAGGGGTGGTGGTTATGGCGACTCCTAACTCATTTTCTAATTTATTAGGGTCTGAAAGTAAGGGTTTAGAAAAATTAATTGCTAGAGGAGCTTGTATATCATGGTCTCCAAAGAATTTAGGATCATGGATAATCATGCAGTCTATTAAATGGATGGTAAAACATACCGACTTTCGATACTTTACTGCTTATAGTGATCCTGAAGCCAAAGAACTAGGTACTATTTACCAAGCTTGTAATTTTATATATCTAGGACAGAAGTTTGGGAGTGGTTATCAATACCTCGATCCACAGAATCGAGAACGAGGATGGTTTGGGGATTCTGGATTTAACGATAGAAGTCAAATTGTTCGATATGCAAAGGCATTGGGCTTGACATGGCAACCAGAATGGTATAAAATGGTAGGAGCTAAAAAGAATTACCGTAAAGTAGACTGGAAAAATATACCAGAATCTACAGCACAGTTATTAAAGCAAGAACGTACTAGACATAAGAGTATATGTGAAAAAAGACGTTCTCCCGTAAAACATAAATATTGTTATATTTTGGGGAGAACTAGAAAAGAAACAAAAAGTTTAGTACAACAGTTTAAAAAATATAATCCAGATAAAATTAATTTATCATATCCCCAAATAAGGGGTAGTTAGGAGTAGTAATGGCTAAGGTTGGACTTAAATTAGGCTTTACTTTTAGAGTAGGGCCTTTGGATACAAATCAATATGCACGTATAGATTGTGAAGTACATGATATTGATACAGAACAAGATGTGGCTACCCAACTCTCAGGAGCACAATCAGCTTTGGGAGATATATGGACACATGTTCGGAAAACAGTAGATAAGAATATTGAAGATGTTCTTGAAGAAGGGGCATCAAAATGATACGTGTAAATAAAGATAAAACTAATATTACACATCAATTGTCACGAGCTATGGTACTAGAACAAGTTTTAGCTGAAAGAGAACGTCAAGATAAACGTTGGGGTGATCAGACATTCAATACAGATGATCATTGGACAGTTCTTTTAACGGAAGGATTGGGAGATGTAGCTAGAGAAGTATATGAAAAGAACTTATCAGACATGTATACAGAAATTATTCAATGTGCCGCAATATGTTTTGCGTGGGCAGAAGCTTATAACAACCGAGATAAACAAATACCAAGAGGAATATAGATGGAAACTAATAGTGAAAAAATTATTGAATCTTTTTTAAAAGATAAAAAATTAAATTTTTTTCGGGGAGATGATGAGCAATTTGATTATATGAAAATTCCATTTAATATTCCCGTTTTAGATAAATTAACTGGTGGAGGTATTCCAAAGAAACGATTTACTATAATATATGGAGCAACCAATGTAGGTAAATCTTATTTAGCCTCTCAAATTTGTGCTAATGTTTTAAAGGCTGGGGGTACAGCGGCATGGGTTGATACGGAATTATCGTGGGATGCGAATTGGATGGAACGTTGCGGTGTAGATATTTCTAAAATACTTGTCTCACAACCACCGAATGGAGAAGAAGCATTTGATTCTGTTCGTACATTGTTAGATGCGGCGTTTGATGTAGTTGTATTAGATAGTATTGCAGGACTTGTTCCCCATAAAAATTTAGACGAAGATTTTTCATATAATCCTATAGCATGGCAAGCACGATTTGTAACTCAGTCATTACCTAAAATTATGCCTAGTCTTTCTAATGGGGGTGCTTTAGTGGCTATTAATCAAGTTCGGAATAGTATGGGCCCAGTTGCATTAGACCCTATGCCCGGTGGATTGGCTCAAACATTCTTTGCTCATGCTTTACTACAAGTAAGACGGGAGGGCTGGATAGAGGAACCAAAAGGGTCAAAAAATAGAGTAGGATTTGAGATGCAGGTGCGATTACGAAAGAGTAAAGTTGGAGGAGAGAACTGGGATTCTGTAACAGTTCCTTTTAGAGTAGATGGAGGTATAGATATATTAGAAAGTTATATTAGAGAAGCTATACAGAAGAAAATAATTATTCAAGCTGGCCCGTGGTACACATATAAAGAACAGAAATATATGGGGTTGAATAGTTTGAAACAATTGTTCTTAGAAGATGAAGCCCTTGCGGAGGAACTAAAAGAAAATGTTACCTCCTAGAGATTATACAGCCCAAGAAAATATTATTGCTGAATATTTATCTGAATGGGGATTACGATATGATACACAGGTTTGGTTTCAACCTTACACAGTAGATTTTTTTATACCAGAGATTCATACAGTAATCGAAGCTGACGGAATATACGGACATTTAAGTAGTCAAGATAAAAGAAGAGATGAACGTTTATTGTATATCTATGATGACGATGTACATATCGTTATACATTGTAGAGAAACAACTAAAAAGAAAATTAAGGATTTTTTATGGCGGGAATTAAACAAATTGGGACAACCACAGGAATAAAAAAACGTAAACCAAAACGACAATCTGCGGCGAGAACCACTAATCAAGATAAAGAATTTTTAGCTTTATTAGATGAACATCTGAAAGGTAAAATGTCTCCACATCGAGGTAATGTTTTCTATCCATCAGCGTTAGGTAGTACTTGTGATAGATATTTATATGCATCATTTAATGGTTTATTACTATGGGAAGATTTAGACCCTAGAGTAAAACGTATATTTGATGTGGGGTCTGGCTTAGAAGATCGCATGACTAAATATTTTACGAATATGGGTATATTAAAAACACGAGAATACCCTGTTTCATTAGACTCTCCCCCTATTAGTGGGAGATTAGACTTTCTCGTTATTCATCCAACTAAAGGAGAAGCTATCGTAGAATTAAAATCTATTAATGAAAAAGGATTTAAAGAATTAAAACATGCCCCAAAACATGATCATTTAGTTCAATTACAGATTTATTTAAACTTACTAAATAAAGATTACGGGATTGTTTTATATGAAAATAAGAATGATCAAACTTTAAAAGCTTTTAAAGTAGATAGAGATGTTACAATGTGGGAGAAATTATTAGAACGTTGTGTTACAATTATGAATATGCTACAAATTCCTGAAGTGTGTACAGGAGATACATGGTGTAAATGTAAGGGAGTTAAAAATGGTAAATTATAAAGAAGGTGAACAATCAGAGAAATGGACACCTATGAAAGCATTAGGTAATGTCAGACGGCAATTAGCTTCTGATTTACAAGTTTCTTCTTTTGATTATGACTTAGACAAATTACCTAAAATTCCTCTAGAAGATTTTGCATCGTCATCTAATGACCGTCTAGAAAGTTATCTTGCTATGTTTGGTGGGTATACAAGTTATTATGAAGCAGAAGTTGCGAAACGAGAAAGTACCCTATTTGCATTACAAGCTGCTTATGATGATGGAACAGCTAGAGCTATGAATAGAATTGCGAAAGCTAGGGAAGAAGAAGGTAAGAAAAAACCTACACGAGAAGAATTGAAGGGCGAAGTTTTAGAATCATATCCTCAATTATGGGAACTTCGGAAAGAGGTTATCGAAAATGAAGCTGCTGTTATAGAGACTCGTGGTACATTAAAAGCATATGATAAAGCTTATGCGGCGGTTTCAAGGGTTGTTGGATTAAGGACAATGGGAGATAGACAACGGTGAATTATTTAGGTTTAGATTGTTCTTCCAAAGCTGTGCATGGAGTTATTATAACGGAAACTGAAGCAATACTTCATAAATTAAAATTTGACGGAGTTTCAAAAGGTTCTTTAATTCCTTATGTTCCAGATGTGGATAATAGACTTTTTCAGATATTTGATAAGTTTGCAGGTTACTTGAACCAAGAATTAGAGTATAATAATATACAATGTTCTGCAATTGAAGCAGCAATTTATATTCAAAATGCTCGTACTACTATGAATATTTCTGGCGTAGTAAGTGTTGCAAAATATTTATTACATACAAAAGGGATTTTATGTTATCCGGTTGATAACAGAACTTGGAAGAACCGAATTGTAGGTAAGGGTAATGCAGGAAAACCCGATATTAAAAAATTTGCGGTAGATAAGTGGGGAGATGTATTCCCCGAACAAGATTATGCAGATGCGGCTTGCATTGCATTATGGGCAAAAAGATATAGTAGACAAGGTTTCGATGTAGAGGCATCTAAAACTAAACCCATTAAAGAATCAGTAAACAGAATACTTGGTAAGGAGAGTTAAATGGCAGATAAACCAAAAACTTATTATATGAATACCGGAAAAGCGGTACCAAAAAAATCGGTTTATGAAGACCAACTTCCAGATAATATGTCATTGGAAGAGTTTCGTAAGACACGAGGGACTGTAGTATGGTGTAAATATTATGAATGTGTACATAATAAACAATTTGAAAATACGCAAAGGACAACAGGTACAATTAGAAAGAAAACAAATTTTAAACCTATTAGTGAACAAGAACATATTTGGAAAGGTGTATGTACACGAGATGAAATTGGGGTAGATTTTAAAGCCTTTTTCTCACCAAGTGGAGCAAAATTTAGTGTTCCAGCTTGTTTTGTTGCAGGAACAAGTAAAACCGGATATTTAGATTTTAGTAGACTTTTACAAACAGATGGTACACCTTATGGAGGAAGTATTGAATCACAAGGAGAACACGGTTCAACTGGATTCATACACTAATGCCTAAAATTATATCTCCCGAAGTTCGACTAGAAGCAATGAGTTTATATGTTTCAGGAGAACATACGGCAAAACAAATAACCGAAAAATTATCGGAAAAATTTGGAGTTGACATTACGATTTCCACAGTTTACGCTTGGTCAAAAAGATTTAAATGGGATGAGAAAAAATTAGAACTTCAAACTATTGGAACTAGAGCAGTAATGGAATCGGAGAGTCAACGATTCGCCAGATTGAATACAGAACATCTTGATCTCTATGAAAAGATGCGACATAAAGCAGCAGATAATTTGGAAGGATTAGATTTTCATGATGCTGGAGTTGCGTCACGTACAATTGATATGAGCATTCAAGGTGAACGAGAAACTATGAAAGGTTTAATTAATATTCAATTTGTCCAAGATATTTTAAATGTATTAGTTGAGGAAATCCAAGACCCCGAACTTATTAGTAGACTTGCTTCAAGATTTCAAGGAATTATTCAACACGCGGATACTAAGAATTAATGACTACTCCAAAAACTAACGAAGTTATAACAGTTGCAGATGCATTAGCTAGACTATCAGAAGGATTAACAGTTAATCAAAAAGCTAAAATAGGTAGTTTTCATGAGTTTATTACTGATATTTGGTCACTAAGTTTTGATCGTCCTGAATTATTTAATTCATGGCATGTTGGAATAATAGCAGAAGATGCAGAACGTGCTTTGGCAGATAACAAAAACTATGTTGCAATTCTCCCACGTTTCCATTTTAAAAGTACCTTACTTGGACATGGCTTTAGTGTATGGAGATTATTAAAAGCAACACGAGACACTTCTATTCTATATCTTTCTTATAGTGATACTATGGCTC